GTGCCGGAAGCGGTTCTACCTTATTAGCTGCTGCCCAGTTGGGACGCAGGGCATACGGATTTGAGATTAAAAAAAAGTTTTTTGCTGATGCGAATAAATTTGTGTTATCACGTATCCAGCAATCGCTATTTGTGTAATTTAAACAAAAATAGAAATGGATATAGATAAATTTATTAATAGTACTATCAAAAGCTATGAATGTTATCGAAAGAATTGCGACATTATAGCTGAGGAGGCGCAAAGATATATCGACTTTGACAATTTCGTTTCTTGCGAATATATCAATGGCGTAGGACTTAGTATATTAGTAACATTACCTGAAACAAATGATTATACTATTCCCGAATGTGTATGTCCTGTAGTAGGATTCTTTGAATATGCCAAAGGAAAGGATAAAATATCAGTGGAGGATATTAAAAAACTATCATTATGAAACAGACATTAGAATCGGCAGCAATAAATGAATTGTTTTTCAGTTATGCTTGTACGTCAAGAAGTTTATCATTTGAGGGATTGGTATATGACAGAAATGCAATGCTAAATATGTTCCGAAAAGGTGCTGAATGGCATGCAAAGCAATCCCCGTGGATAAGTGTTGAGGAACGGTTGCCGAATAAAGGTCAGCGTGTTTTAGTCGGATTTTTATATTACTATAAATACGATGATAGAGAAGCTGAATCACGTAAGCATATAGATGTATTCACGTATGAAAATGGTATATGGACTACTGATAGTGATATATCATATTTAGGAAAAAGTGTCGAGAAGGATGATATTAAGGTTATATGTTGGATGCCTATTCCCTCTTTCGATGAGATACTCGAAGCCAACAGAGATGTATTAGAACGGATTAAAGAGAAAGGAGATTAATATGGAAATAACTAAGGTAACAATTAAAAACAAAAAATGATTTAATCATGACTCGCAATCAATTTATTCATTACTCTTATCGGCATAGCGAAATCATTATCTATCACCAAAGGCATCCTGATGTTGATATAGAGTGTATGCTGATTGGCGTTGATTTTGACAATGAATTGTTTCACCTTGTTCCAATAGATCAATATTTATATGAAGATAGATCGTATTGGCTTCCTTATACATCGTGCGACAAGCAGTTTAAGAAGCCTAAGATGAAAATAGTAAGGAGTGATAGAACGATAGTAACAAAGTAGTTAAAACGAATAACAATGAGTAGATTATCAGACGAATGGTATTGCATGAATTGTGTACACCAAGAAGAATGTTTATTGGACGATCCAGAGTTGAACTTATTAGGATATTGTATGCAATACGAAGACGAAGAATGGGAGGAATAACTATGGATTACTTATTAAAAGTGTTATTTTCAATAGCAATAACAATGATATTTGTACAATTAGGACTAACAATAGCAGTTAACTGGGACAAAGAATCTAGGAATAACCAAAAGCTAGAAAAGTATGTAAAAACATTTGGTGCTTTAACATTAGTGACATTTGGTTTATCCTTCCTTTTGTTAATTCTTAAAGTTATATGGATTGATTAAATTAGCAAATTATGGGATTTATTACACCGTGCTTTATACGAAAAAATACACCGGAATTGCGGAAGAAGTTGGAAAAGTTGGGATATTATTTGCATCCTGAATGTATAGATGATGATAGAGGGAATTATCTATTTGTAAATAGAGAATATTATTTAAACAGACCTTTAGGGTATTTGGAAGAACTATCTCGTTCTATTGATTGCGGAGATAACGAGGAGCTTTTCTTGTCTATCGCTTCACTCAGGGATGATACAGACAAGTATCAATGGTTTATAATGGATGTAGAAATATATGTTTATATTCCTAAAGGTACTTGGTTTCAATCTACAGATCGTAACGGAGGAAGGCATGTTGGAACTCAGATAGAATCACTTTATTGTCACAAGGCTACCGTAGAAGAGCTAATCGAACACTTTAAAGAGAAGGAGGTGAATCATGGATAGCGTACAGACACAAACCTTTTCTATCAGAGGGAATGACGATGCTGTGGCATATATTGATTTTTGTGATGGAAATTTATGCGTTTCTGTTGTAGTAGAAGGTAAACAGGCAGACTTTCACTTTGAACCTATTACTTTGAAGATGTTTGCCTATGCTTATAAGTTGCATTGTGAAGATCTAAATAAGGAGGAATAATATGAAAGACTATCAATTTGAAGAGATAACGTTTTGGTTGTCATTTATATGTTGCCTGATATCTTATCACTTGAACATATCATGGTTGACAGGTATTCTCGCTGTGGTAAGTATAATCAACTTTCTGCGAATAGTAATATCTTCCTTAATATGCAGTAAAAACAATTAGATAATCAACATAAAAGCGAAGTCAATAATCGGGAGGAGGAATAGCCATGCCAATAAGCGAAACTGCAGAATTAATACTTAAAATCGCATTATTCATCCTCAATGTCACAACCGTTGCCATCGTTGTAATTTTGATAAGCAAATGGCATAGACGCATGGAGGACAAGCTGAATGACATCAAAAGTTATATTCAGCACATAACGGATCGCAATGACATCATATACATCAATCAGCTTGAAGAGATAAAAAGAATACTGATAGAGTCTGAACGTTACGAAGATGCAGCCAAGATAAGCAAGTGCATTGAGGATGAATACAGTAAACTTAAAAGAAAAATAGAAGACAGAGAATAAATAATTGATCCTTTAAAATGATTATGAAGCAAGAGATAAACAGCAACCTACTGGCGGAATGTATGAAGGAAGCCATGAAAGTGGAATTCCTGGAAACCAACGAAGAGATAAAGCTATATGCTTATGCCCTGTATAATGCGGAAATGTAGGGGAAGAGTGTAAAATAATAAACTGAAATTACTAACTTTGTGCTACATGTCAAGTGGCATGTAGCTAATCAGACGAAAAGACATGAAGTTATCAGTAAAACAGGAAAAATTTTGCAATTACTATATTGAGTGCGGGAATGCATCTGAGGCTTATAGGCGTGCATATCCAAGTAGTGAAAATTGGGCTGATAAAGTGGTATGGACAAAAGCGTCGGCTCTGTTAGATAATGGTAAGGTTTTGGTAAGGGTAAAAGAGCTTCAAGAAGAACTAAAGAGGAAATCAGACATTACAAAAGAAGAGGTATTAAATATGCTTAAAAGCTTTATGTATGCTGACATACGTAATTTCCTTACCATAAAAAACGGCAATGTCATTTTCAAAGATAGCGAAGATTGGACTAATGAAATGGCAATGCAGGTCGAAAGCGTGAAACAAGGAAAGGATGGGATTGAAATAAAACTAAATGGGCGTACATGGACTATCCAGCGCATTTGCAAAATGCTTGGCTTTGATTCTCCTCAAGATATGAATATAAACATTGTATCTCCTATGAGTAAAGAGGAAGCCAAACGAATAATAGAAGACTTATGATGGGGGAAGGATATGATTACATACGGGCATTTTGCTTGTCAGGAACATTGAACTATACGAGGTATTTCTTTAAAGCAAGATTTGGTCGTAAATTTGTAGTAAACGACCATCACGTAAAGATATGCCAGGCTCTTGATGATGTGATTGACGGAAAAATAAAGAAACTGATTATAAACATAGCTCCGAGGTATTCCAAGACGGAATTAGTAGTTAAGAATTTCATATCGTATGGACTTGCAATCAATCCATCTGCCAAATTTCTTCATTTGTCTTATTCTGATGATCTTGCTAATGATAATTCGGAGGAAGTAAGAGATATAGTTAAGTCGGAAGAATACAAGTGTATATTTCCTTATGTAGGCATAAAGAAAACTAGTGATGCAAAAAAGAAATGGTACACAACAGAAGGAGGTGGCATGTACGCTACGGCTGCTGGGGGGCAAGTTACAGGTTTTGGAGCCGGTGCTGTCGATGATAAAAACGATTTATCCGAAGCATTAGAAGAATTAAAACCTTCTTCTAAATTTGCAGGTGCATTGATTATTGACGATCCGGTTAAGCCTGAAGATGCGATATCTGACACTCCTAGGGAAAAAGTAAATCAAAGGTTTGAAACAACAATAAGAAACCGTGTAAACTCACGGAATACCCCTATCATAATCATCATGCAAAGGCTTCATGAGCATGACCTTTGCGGATATTTAATGGAAACGGAGCCAGGAGAATGGACTGTTTTGTCACTTCCTGTAATAGTCTATGAAAATGGGGAAGAGAAAGCCTTATGGGAGTTTAAGCATACACTTGAAGAACTGCATAGAATGCAAAAAGTAAACAGCTATGTCTTTGAAACTCAATATATGCAGAATCCTACTCCTATGGAGGGCTTAATGTATAGTAAATTTAAAACTTATGATACTATACCAATCACAAATAGGGCAATAAGAAAGAATTACACAGATACAGCAGATACGGGGAGTGATTATTTATGCTCTATTGATTATATTGATACGGAGATAGGAAATTTCATTCTTGATGTCCTTTTTACACAAAAGGACATGGAATTTACCGAGCCGGAAACAGCTAAAATGCTTACTAAAGACCAAATATCCAAGGCGAATATAGAAAGCAATAATGGAGGAAGAGGATTTGCTAGGAATGTAGAGAAACAGATGCGGATAATTGGTAACCCTAGGACTCAAGTAAGCTGGTTTCATCAGTCAAAAAACAAGGAGGTTCGGATCTTTACCAGATCTTCCGAGGTGATAAATCTTACTTATTTCCCTACTGATTGGGAAAGGAGGTGGCCGGAGTTTGCGTCTCAACTGAAAACATATAGGAAGAAAGGAAAGAATGCTTATGATGATGCTTGCGATGCTCTTACAGGAACTGTGGAAATGAGAGGTGAAATAGATGTCCTGTACTACAAGAAAGAAGAGATGGGAGAAAATAACCATATATTTGTTGAGATACACCCGAATATTAATGGGCTATTTATAATGGTTTCTTATTGTGCTGTTGACGGAAAGATATTCATGATTGATTGCTTGTTCTCCGATTCGTTAATACCTGTTGACCAGCTTATTAATAAAATAGACGGGAATGCACAAATGGAGATACCTGTTGAGATGAAACATTATGCAGACGATTATAGAAGGCGTGTTGATCATAATTTGTGGGTAAGAGAAGAAACAGCAGACAAGAAAACCATGATTGAATCTTATAAATCGATTATTAAAACAATCTGTTTTCCAGAATTGGATGATTCATTTAGTGCATTAATAGCTAATATGTCTGATTATGACGGCATTAACAGTTTTGAAAGTATGTATGTGCTATCTTGTGTATGTGCTCGTGTAAAATCTTTAAAGATGATATAATCTTAAAAATAGAACATCGTTTTTTGTGTTACCCTCGGTGTTTTTCTAACTAATTTTTCTATTATCTTAAAAATAGAACATTTTGATAATGCTCATTCAATAATAATCAAATAAAATTTTTATGTAAAACTTTGGCGTTATAGGAAAAAGAAGTATATTTGCAGCGACCTACATAATGAATGGCGTGCGGAAGCTCGCTAATTGCGGGCTATTTTTATGCCTGTATCGCTGCATATAATATAGCGGCTGTTACCCCCGAGTGGAGAAGTTAATGCTCTCCCTGCCATTCATTGGTGTAGGTCATCGGGAAAGGACAGCCGTTTTTCTGTCTATAATGCCAATAAAGACCTACAAATTATGGCTAAAAAGATTATTTTATCAAAGGAGAGTAGCGAAAGCGAAATCAAAGCGTATTTCAACGCAGTATTAAAGTTATCCCAATCTGATAACGAGTTCCCAATTAACCTTGATGAAGTGTGGCCGTTGGTCTATTCTGAAAAGGGAAAGGCTGTTAGAGCTTTGACATCAAACGAGCAATTCATTGAAGGAGTTGATTACAAAACGCTTGCCCAAAATGGCAAGCAAGATGAAGCAAGTTGGGGAGGTAACAACAAAGTGAACTACTACCTAACCGTTTCTTGTATGGAGTTCTTCATCGCCCGCAAAGTAAGACCTGTGTTTGAGGTGTACAGAAAAGTATTTCATGGTACAATAAAGAAAGCAATCGAAACAAACAATCAGCCAAGTATAAAAGATAAGATAGCGGTAGCAAAATTTCTATCCTCTTATCTGAACCTGAACGAAAGCTCAAAACTGATTATAGCAAAGAGCATAGCCGAACCTCTCGGATTGCCTACACCCGATTATACCCCAAGCAAAGGGATAGTAAAGTCCGCCACCGAATTGCTCAAAGAAAAAGGATTATCTATCAGTGCACAAGCGTTTAATCAAAGAGCAATTCAAAAGGGATTCTTATGTGAGATGAAAAGAAAATCGTCACATGGTAAAGACAAGCCTTTCAAATCTATAACTGAATCAGGTCTTGTGTACGGTGAAAATCAAGTCAATCCCAACAATCCTAAAAGCACTCAACCTTTATGGTATGAGGATAAATTTATAGAACTATTGGGGCTATTAGGCTTTCAACTCACAAAATTGGCTTGATTGTATAAGCGACAGCATATTTGCATCACCCCTGTGTGTTAATTAATACACAGGGAATATACACATTTATATCGAATAATCACACGAATCACACCATAAAAATATATCACTATGGATATGTATGAAGTCTTGTTACAAAGAGTTGTTCTTTTGACAAACGAATATCTAAAACTAAAGGAAAAAATGTCTGAAATGGAGAAGGAGTTGAATACGAAGTATTCATCTTCTCCTAGGATAATAAAAATGAAGATTGAAAAATCGAAATAAACCAGTGTCAGGGGCATCGGTTCCGGCACATTGAAAGTTGACGCCATCGAAAAGAAAGAGTAGCTTTTAAAGCTGCTTTTTCTGTTTATATAAACATATCTATTTCATCATAAATAATTTATCTATTTTTATTTGGACTAAATAGAAATTATTTCTATATTTGCAGTGAGGATACCAATCCCTTCGTGTGAAGACGCACGGAACCTATACGTTTTTATACTATCGGATTTTTTCGTTAGTGTTTTTGTCCGTAAAGACCTCTTCATTTCGTAGGGAATGGTTATCTCAAATCAGGTAATCATTCTTTTTATGTCTAAATTAGGAAATTGGTTTCAAAAAAGGATTAATATATCTGTTCCCTCCATGAGAGAGACAGTAAAGGCTATTGAAAAGGATTCTAATGGGAATTTCTGGTATCTTTCCAATTTCTTCTCGCCATCTGGTAAAATTAAAAATGATTATGATCTAACATTGGATAGGGATAAAGCAGATTCTCTTCTTGTATGTACCCCGTTTTCTACTGTTGTAAATAAAATAGGTTCTCTTTTTGCGAATGGGAAAATATATGTCACAGATAAGGAAGGTAATGAAAAAGAGGAATATAACGAAATTAGAGAGTTGTTGTCACGTCCTAATCCACTTCAAACAAGGGTTGGTTTTTTAAAAGAGATTGAGATGTCTCTTAAACTTTTCGGATATTGTCCCATTTTTACAGTAAGAGCAACAAAAAAATCATTGCCACTCGCAATGTATGTCATACCTGCACAGATATTTCACATGGTTTCTTCTGGGAAACTATTTCGCCAGTATGATATAAAGGATATTGTTTCTAGCGTATACTTGGAGTGGGATGGTTTGCGGGAAGAATTATCAGACGAAGACTACTTTGTAATTTACGATAGTTCTGCAAATGTTAATGGTTCCAATCGAGATATAGAATTCTCTTCTGTTACAGACTCCCTTTCTATGCCGGTTAATAACTGGATTGCAGCGATGACAGCCAGTTATCAGTTAATTGTAAATGGCGGTCCCAAAGGTATTATTTATTCTGATTATACCGATAAGATGGGTAATCAAGTTATGACACCAGAGGAAAAAGAAATATTGGAATCTAAACTAAAAGAAAAATATGGCATTCTCAATAAATTCCCAATTCTGACATCAAAAATAAAACTTGGTTGGATTCCTTTGAATTATGACTCCTCCCAGCTTAAACTTCATGAAGAGGATGAACGATGTAGCAGAAAGATATGCAATGCGGTAGGAGTTGATTATAGTTTATTTGACGAATCCAAATATGACAATAAAAGCATAGCTGAAAAATCAGCTTATCAAGGTCTTATTATTCCTGATTCTGAAAAAGTTGCAGAAGCTTTAACGGACGCTATTTGCCCTAAGGGTGTTTTTATAAAGCTGGATTATACCCATGTAGACTGCCTTCAAAAGGATAAATCATCATCTTCTTCTGCATTTCAGAAAATGGCTTCTTCTTTAATTCAGTTAGTTGAAAAAGGTCAAATAACTCTTGATGAATCCAGAAATGAGCTAGCAAAGTTTATAGATATTGATCCTGATAATCCAAAAGGTGAATTAAAAACTAATAACTCTATTGAAAATGGATAAAACTAATAAATATAGCGGAAGAATGGGGATGCAGTATAAGACATTCTCCATTTATGCTAAAGAAGTAAACTACGACAACGAAAGCCGTACTATTAGCGGTTATGCTGCGGTCTTTGGGAATAAAGATAAAGCCGGAGATATATTGGTTAAGGGTTGTTTCTCGAAGAGTATCCAAGATCGAGGTCCAGAGAGTTCTGCAAATGACAAGATAATCATGTTGTGGATGCATAACATGAATGAACCTATAGGTCGGATTACAGTATTGAACGAAGATGAAAAGGGGCTTTATTTTGAAGCAATAATAGATGAAGTACCGAGAGGAGAACAGGCAATAAAACAGCTCGAATCTGGAACTTTAAACCAGTTCTCTATAGGTTATCAATATGTGTGGGAAAATTGCGAATACGATGCGGAAAAAGACGCTTTCATTGTGAAAGAGGTAAAGCTTTATGAGATATCAGTAGTCTCTATCGGTTGCAATGGGGAAACTGAATATTTGGGGTTAAAATCTATAGAAGATACTGAAAAAGCTTATGAGGAATTAAATTTCGAAATATCTGAAATGTGTTCAGGAATGTCCGCAACCAAGCAACAGAAGATACAAAGAATTATATCAAAAGCAATGTCACTTGCATCTTTCAAGCCGGAGAATCGGAAAGAATCTTCACTTGAAGAAAAGGAAGCCGACATGCATGGCAATAAGGTGAAATCGATGTTCAAAAATTTAAAATTAAAGTAAGTATGGGAAAAGAAGTGAAAAAGATTGAGTTTAAAGACTTTCTTGATACAAAAGGATTGTCCGAAGATGAATCTAAAGTTTTCGATGTGTTTTCCAAAGGGCTTGACGGCTATATGGAAGCTCTCTTTGATCAGTTTATGAAAGATGAAATTGATTCTAAGTCCATGAAGGAATCAATCGAAGATGCAACAAAATCTATTGAGGAGTTAAAGAAAGAAGTAAAAGGATTTGCAGATAGTGAATCTATCAATGAACGCTTAAAATCTTTTGAAGAAACAATTGTACGCATTAAGGCGGCCACCGAAAAGACAAAAGGAGGGACATATAAATTAAAGTCTATTGAAGATCAACTTCGGGAACAGTTAAAAGCTTATATTACCGAAAACCAAAATGGTTGTTCTACAGTTGATTTGAAGTCTGCATGCAAAGCATCTCCGGGCAATAAGTTAGAGTTGAATCTGGTAGTAAATACAAAGGATGCTGCGGTTATATCGTCTGGTTCTTTGGCCCCTCATTATGGTGTTGAGATCGATCCCAATTTATCTGTAAATCCAAGATCTCAAACTGTAATTCGTAATTATGCAAGTGTTTCTGGGACTAACAGCAGGTCGCTTATTTATGCAGAATATGTTAGTAAAGATGGTGATGCAGCTTGGGTTCCCGAAGGCGGATTAAAACCGTTAATGGATGCAACTTTAGCAGAAAAGACCGTTACGGCAGCCAAGGTCGCTATTGCTGCTAAATTCACAGAGGAAACTCTTTCTGATTTTCCAAGCTTTGTGAATGAGGTACAAACGGAAATGGTCAATAAGCTTGGTATAAAGGAAGAACAGGGAATTTTGGAAGGTACAGGATCGTCTGGAGAAATCAAAGGTGTGGCCGCAGATATGCCGGCTTTCTCTTTGACAAACTTCTATATTGATAAGGCTAATATGTTTGACGCTCTTGTTGCTGCTTATTCTCAAATCGTCTCGACTAGTGAAATGGCTTATCGTCCAAACTTGGTGTTGATGAATCCTTTGGATTATGCTTCAATGCAATTAACGAAAGATGCTAACGGACAGTACTTACGCCCATTCCGATACAACGATGAGTTGATTCAGGGATTAAGAGTTGAAACTACTACCGCAGTAGCACAGGGGGACTTTATCATGGGAGATTTCTCTTATTTGAATATTCGTGACTTATGGGCTCTTTCAATTTCTCTAGGTTGGGAAAACGATGATTTCAGAAAGAATATTGTAACGGTGCTTGCTGAAAAAAGGCTGATGTGTTACATCAAGTCGCAATATAAGACAGCATTTGTTAAGGACAAATTCAATACAGTTATTGAAGGTATTACCAAATCAATTTGATTAAAGTATGGGAAGAGAATATAATATGAATTTGACAAAACGCTACAAGGTAACGTTTATCAAAGATGGTACAATGTATAAAAGTGGAGAGGAAGTTATGGTAGGCATGCCTCTTGCCAGCAAGTTTTATGCAGAAGGTAAAATTGAAGCGACTAGCGAATTGGTTAATGATGCCAAGGCTTTAGGATGCGAAGAACTTTTCACAAAACGTAAAAAGACTAATTCATGATTATTGACGGTTCATACTTTACGGGGATTCTAAATATTGGCATTATCTGGGATATAGATAATGATTCACCAACCAGAATAGCGGAAAGAGATAATTTGCAATCATATATTGATTTGTATGAAAGAGAATATCTCCGACTTGTTTTAGGGGAAAGTATGAGCCGTAAATTTATTGAATATCTTTCATCAAAAGAAGATGAGGTCGATAAATGGGAAAAATTGAAGGATAAACTTTCTTTTCGGGGATATAGTCCGGTGGCTAATTATGTATATTTTCATTATGTAAGAAGATGTGGCATAAAACAGACTCCGGTAGGAACTGTATATGCTTCTGGCGATGAGAAGGCTAATCCTAATATTCTTTTGGTTTCTGCCTGGAACGATATGGTACAGATGAATAAGGACCTGTATGACTTTCTTGAATCAGATAAGGAATATGAAGGTTTTTCTTTCAACTGCACTATGCTTGAATGTATTAATGGAATGGGAATATGAAATCAATTAATGACATATTTAGAGATGTTGTTGCAGATACTGCTAAGATATACGGTAATAACGTATCTTACATGTTTGGGGATTGGGAATACATTGCAGGTCAATTGACAGAATGGAGTGAGTCTCAGAAAACAAGTTGCTTAAAATTCCCTATAATATGTCTGTATTCACCATATATCGAAGATCGTACATCCAAAACTTTCGGTGCGACTCTTGAATTTCTTATTATGATTGATACTCAAAAAGGGTATACTAACGAGGAAAGAGAGAAGGTTTCTTTTCAAAGAGTGCTTCGGCCAGTGTATGATGCATTTATTCGTAGCATATTATCCTCTCCTGACCTGATTAATGAATATAGCGGTATAGTTCCCCATTTGTATACGGAAAACTACCGATATGGCAGAAAAGGCGTGGAAGCTGACGGAAAACCATTTAGAGATTTCATTGATGCTATTGAGATAAAGAATTTGAATATAAAAATCAAAAATAATAAATGTTATGGCGATAGAACTTAGAGAATGTGCTGGTATAGCTCAGTTTAATACCGGTTCCTCAAAATGTTTGCTTGATCCCGGAAAGGTAAAGGCAATTATATTGACTATGCATGGTTATAAGCTACCGGCAAATGCGACTGCTGAATTACTGGAGGCTGCTTGTCACGATGATAGACCAAATCGAATCTTTCCGATTAAAACCATTATTGAATACGCACCTTCTGGCGGTGAAGCGAATAAAAACGCTGTCGGTTACGGTCCAAATAAAATCACTTCGTATTCAGCAAAAGATGATGTGTGGACTGTCAATGAATATGACGCCAGTTTAAAGGCAAATATCATGGCTGCTAAAGGAGTGGCTTTTGATGCCTATTTCGTGGATGAAAACAATGTTGTTTATGGGATGAATGACGGGACTGATATTTTAGCCGGTATTCCTCTTGCTGGTATATATCCGGGTGGCCAAGATTGGGATTCGTCCGGTACCGAGGCTAATTTAACGGTAGGCACAATGTTCAAGGACTATGAGAAGTATGTGAAAAATGCTGATTACCGTGTATATAAGTTCGATGTAGTGGAAGCCTTGAAAGGCCTTGTATATGTTGAACTTGTAAAACTGGATACCGGAGAGAACAATTATAAATTGAAAGAGCACTTTGGAAATCTGGATGTCACTTCTTTCTTTGGTGCGGTACTGGCTGAAGGTGCAACAACTTGTTTTGATGGTGAGGTGTCCGCTGTTAAATTTGAGAATGGAAATTTGGTTATCACAGCAACCGGTACTCCTTCCTTGAAGTCTCCGAAGGTTCTACAAGAGAATGGTGTTGTCGGCATTGAACAATGGGTATCATGAAAGTCGAGGGAATCAATTTCGTAGATGAAGAAGTGCGGAAAATGAAGAAAAAAGAGTTTATTGCTAAACATAAAGTCCTTTTTTCTGGTCGGACTGAAAATGAAAAGGAAAGTATTCTCTCTGATATCTATGATAGAATTGTAGGTGTCAGATCTCCTTCAGAGAGTATTATTTAAAGTGGTTATTTTTCAGAGGAGGGAGGGCTGTAGCCTTCCCTTTTTCTATTATTTATCAATTGAATATGGCTACAATAAAAGAAGCATTGGATAATGTGACAGCTTTTGTTAATGGGTTTGAAGGAGAGATTCAAAATACCATGGATTCGAACAAATCTCTTGTTAGGGAATTTGTGACAGAGCAGTTGTATTCAGGTGTAAATGGGAATGATAAACCATTGCGACCGACTTACTTGAATGACCCTTGGTTTGCTACTGATGAAGCCGGGAAGTGGAAGAACAATGCAAAGGGGTACGCTAAGATGAAGAAGAGAATAACAAAACCTACTCCCTCTTTCCAGAGCTATCCGGCTAGAGATATTTATACTCCCAACCTCATTATAACAGGCGAATTCTATGATTCTATACGTGTCTCTTCGTCCTCAAAGGGATTGAAGATAGAAACAAGAGGAAGCGACATAGGCCCGGATATAGAAAGGAAGTATGGGAGTGCCATATTGGGAGTAGGAGGGAAGTCTCGTGAATACTTCCTCAAATATGTACTTAATCCGGCTCTCAAAAATTACTTTTCAAAATTTGGCGTATTATGAGTTGTTGGTGTCAAGGCAATAAGAGGCTTGCTTCTGAAGAGAAAATGCGGGAAATCGCAAAGAAGGCGGCTAAAATGGAGAAATCAGTGTATGTTCTATTCAAAAAAGAGGATGGCAGTATTTGGTATGCAAAAGAGGGAGAAGAATACAAGGGTGTTTTCGTCGAATACATATATCCGTAATACGAAGAATAGAATAATATTTGGTGTGCATTGTTAGAAAAATCACGGGGGTTATACAAAAAGTTTAGGAAAAATAGAACAATAAAACACCGTCGAGAGAAAAATAAAATAATTGTTTGCCAAATAATAAAAACTTGCTATATTTGTAGTGCGATACAGCTTGGGGAAGCGCATATAAGATATTAAGTATTTCCATAGAGTTGGGAATATATAAACAGTGCCGAAAGATCCTCAAGCGTTCGGTGCTGTTTTTTTATATTCCTGTGTGTGAAAGGGCACACTACGAAAATTGTATGAATGATATTCAGATTTTCAAAAATGAAGCTTTCGGTGAAGTGCGTGTAGCCGGAACAAGTGAAGAACCATTATTCTGCTTGGCAGATATTTGCAAAGTGCTGGAGTTACAAAATCCAACAACTGTGAAGAGTAGGTTAGATAGCGAGGATGTACAATTGCTTGATTTACACGCCCTAAATTATACAAAGGGTAGTATCGGAAATACAAAAGCTAATTTTGTTACTGAATCAGGTTTTTACGATGTAATCCTTCAAAGTTCTTCTCAAAAGGTAAAACCGTTTCGTAAATGGATAACTAGTGAAGTGCTACCTTCAATCCGCAAACATGGCATCTATGCTACCGACAATATTATTGACCAGATATTGAATAATCCGGATTTCGGTATTGAACTTCTCACTAAGCTAAAAGAGGAACGGTCGGCACGCATTGAAGCGGAGAAACAGGTAGCTGTGCTTACTCATGTCAATAAGACCTATACATGTACGGAGGTTGCGAAAGAGCTAGGGCTTAAATCGGCAATTGAACTCAATAACCGTTTAAAAGAACTTGGCGTACAATACAAAGTTAATCAGACGTGGGTTCCATACACCAAATACTCTACGCTTGGTTGGTTTGATATAAAGCAAGAGGTTGCTGACAACGGTCATATTATCTACCATAGAAAGATTACCGGAATTGGCAGACAGGGTATCATCAATCTGTTGGCAATGTGATTAATCAAAGAAAGGGCAGCCCTAAGCTACCCTTTCCCGCTGATTGGCGTCAACTAATGTGCCGGCCGAAGCCCCTGACACTAACTTATTTTGCTTTCTCTATTCTCATCTTTATTATCCTTGGAGCCGTTGAGTTCTTTATTCTTGTCTCGTTCTCCAACTCCTTAACCCTTTCCTTTAACTGCAAGTATTCATCAGTCAGTAATACAATTCTTTGCAGTAAAATTTCGTATAAGTCCATAGTGATATATTTTTATTAGTGTGATTCGTGTGATTCGTTTAATTTTTCGATATAGTTGTGGCTGTCCGGCATTGAAACGGACTGCTGTAAATGTGCGATGTGTGTTATACTATCTTGGCTAGCTTTCCGTCAGAAGGTTTTCCTCCAAACAGGTGGTTCAGATAAGCCAATCCCTTTTGGGTAACTAGCACTTTGGTTACGACAAATCCCGGATGATTGTTTCGCTCGATGAATTTCTCCTTCATCTCGAAGTATCCGGCATCAATAAACCTCTGTTTGGGTTCGTTGCGGTTGGCGAAGAATACGCCCGCTTTCCTTAGCTTGTCGAATAAGGTGTTGCGCCCGAAACCGAGCTTTAGAATCTTGGCGGACATTCCTATGTCTACTTTGTCGTCGGTGGCGAATGCTGCGTCGGCAAAGTCCGCCTTTGGTTGGAGTTTGGCGTTCTTCTCTTCCAACTGCTTCTTCTCCAGTGCCAGCCGTTGCTTTTCCTCTTCCGATGATACAAGGGCTTTCAGGGCTTCGAGGTAGGTTTGCGGAGTTTGAGGTTTACGCTTTTCCAGTTCGAGTTGTTCCCAACGATCAATAATCTTCTCACGGAGTACTGCGTCATAGCCGGAGGCTAGAATCAGACATCCTTTCTTGGTGAGTTCGAAGCAGGGGCGTTTTTCTCCCTTTTTGTCGGTGTATTCAACCTCCACAAAATTGTGGGCGTTGACTCCCTGTTTAAGTAAGTTCCTGATGTCCCGTAAGATAGCATCATGTCTTTTTCCTGTGAGTTCCGAAATTTCAAGCGAACTCATTCTATCCGTGTCGTGGATTAACGTCGCCATCAAACTACTGTTATTTGTTCGATTTTGATTGTTAGGATTACTGTTAAGCATAAACAATAAAAAAAGAGGTATTACCACCTTTCCCGCTGCTTAACACATTCCTAACAAATGCTGACATTCCATTACGGTTTGCCACGGGGGTATAGTAATACCTCGATATTTTAAGTACAAGCATAAAAAATGCTCGCATAAGTATGCAAGCTCCACTTGCATTTGTTAGGATTGTAAATATGTTAAGCGTTGCAAAGATACATACATTATTCATATTTCCAAATGTAAAGACTAAACTTTTCATGATTTTTTTTGATTTTATTGTGTTACTCTTGCTTAACACATGAAAAACCTGTCGTTATCATCACCGAACATCTTATATCCGGCAAGCAGGCTTAAAATGATGATTGTCATTTCTATCATATTCGTATATTTTAATGGCTGGCAGGGCTTTTCGCCCTGCTGGTTAATTTACTTATTGATTACTGTAATAAACTCACATTTAGCCCAAAGGGATAAGTCGTTACTATTCATATACTCTTGATTCTTTGCTTCGATTGCCTTTGCTTCTTGTTCGCTGATTTCTTTACCGTTTACAAAATACCGTTTCATAATCTTTATTTTTTAGTTGTTATTACTTTATTTCCTTTTTGATGTTACAAAGGTAATGGTTTATACATTACAAAACAAGAACAGAGTAATGTTTTATCTTTATCTTAACATTAATTAGTAATATGAATAGCATTACTAATTCAATAATGAGTAATTTTGTAACATTAAAATTTATAGATATGGATAATATTGAAGCATTACTAAAAGAAAAAGGGTTAACTAAGACGGCTTTATCTGATTTATTGGGTATCAAGAAACAAAATCTTAATGGATTGATGAAAAACCCGACATTGGAAACGATTAAAAAATTTGCATCTGTTTTGGGTGTTGAAACGTGGCAACTCTTTGCTTCTCCGGAAGAAGTACAACCCAAGAAAGACGGTCTTTCTCTCACTTGCCCTCACTGTGGAAAGGATATTAATATTAAAGTAGAATAGCCATGAACCAGCTAGAGTTAATCCAGAGCAAAATATACGAGATAAGAGAGCAAAGAGTAATGCTTGATTTTGATTTAGCGGCATTATACCAAGTAGAAACCCGTGTGCTCAATCAGGCGGTAAAACGAAATATGAAAAGGTTTCCTTCTGATTTCATGTTTCAATTAACTTCGGATGAGTGGGCTATCTTGAAATCACAATTTGTGATATCAAGTTGGGGTGGTACTCGCAAACTTCCTTATGCATTTACCGAACAGGGTTTAGCTATGCTTTCCGGCGTTCTTAATTCAGATATTGCCATACAGGTAAATATCAATATCATGCGTGCCTTTGTTGCTGTTCGGCAAATGCTGGCGAATCCACCCGTAGACCGGTTAGGTAACATTGAGAAAGAAGTCAAAGAGCTAAAGGAATACATAGAGGAAGTATTTGCCGACTATAACGACATCAACGACGATACCCGGATGCAATTAGAACTAATCAACCAGACCTTAGCGGAGCTTCAGGCGCAAAAAAGGATGGAGAATAAGCCACGTAATCCGATCGGGTTTATTAAGCCAGAGAAAAAATAAAGAGGACGCCCGTACATGATTTGCTAACCTGTGCGGGCGTTTAATTTCCTCCTACTTTTTATTTAATGCTAGAAAAAACACCCAAAAACAAAGAAAAATAAGGAATTATTTGCATTTGTGTGTGTTTGTATGTTATTTTGCCTCCGTACAACCATAATACACACAAAATATGAATAGAATATTTCTAATATTTGCCTTGCTGCTTCTTATAGGATGCAGCGAAGGAAGTGATCCTGTTCCAGAGCAAAATAATGAGGAAAATACGGAATCCGGTGATAATAATGCATTTCTAGTTAATGGTTTTAGCTGTAATATTGATTTTAATGAAGAAAACTACACCATAAAGGTTAGTAAAGATAATGAATTCCTTTTTGAAGTGTCCGAAGAAATAGGAAAAGGGACTAAGTTGGATATAGATTTGGGATATGGAAATAAAAAAGATGTTATCGCTTCATATATTAAAATTTTTGATATTCTTCAATATGAAAATACATATTATCTATTAGCAGATTTAAGAGACCAATCTGATATTTTGAGTTTTTGGGGAATTAGAAAGTTATATTCTTACGAGAATGGCAAGGTTCATGCAGTAACATTGAATACTAGTTCCTACTTGCCTACGAATATGGCATTTTGGTTTAAGAATAGTATAGTATTATCTGAAAAGTACCAAGTGTATCCAGAAGCAACTGCTTCGGAAGGACATGTGTATGATAATGAATTGAATCTTATAAGCAAGTATTCTCCTAACGGAATAGTTTTAGATATGACACATTGCGTTTCTTTAGAAGAAGTTCTTAAACATCATTACACAATCTGTTTCTATGACATACGCAATACATCTCCATTATGGTCATATCCAATAGACCTAGTAGGTGAAGATTTTGTTGCAAGCTGTCAAGACGCCTCTTATTCTTCGAATAATACAGTTCTTGTTAATGTAAATATCACATATATAACGGGGGAAAAAGAGGTCTTAAATTTTGAATTTGACAAGGAGACAGGAGAACTTATTAAATAAACACATAAAGTACACACAACATGAAGAAAATTTTGTTTTTGTTATGTTGTACAGTACTATTTACGTCATGTATGACAATCTGCTCCAAGTCTAATCAAGGCATTACTTTCACGGGAGAAAACGGTATTAAATTGTATGATGGTACAAATAATGTCAAACTAGGGGAAATAAAAGAAGGAAATTCTGTAACTGTAAAAGTTAAAAAGAAAATGGCAGATAAAACAGTTATTGCTAAGAAAGAAGGGTATGCTAATACTCCTTTGGTAATTGAATCTAATTTTAATGCTAAAAGTTTATGGAATATTCTTTTTTGGCCGGGATTTCTAATTGATTTAGGAACTGGGAAAATGAATAAATACGATCCGGTTATATATAATATTGATATGGAAAAAGAAAAATAACATTCTCATAGCCCCGTTCCAATTAAGGTTCGGGGCTTTTTATTTTCCAAAAGTTAAATATCTCATATTGCATTGAAATATCTTCCTAAAAGCTTGTTTAATTACCAAATGGTTATTATCTTTGTGGTGTCATAAGAATCGCGATCTTTATATGACTGATGAAGAAGAGCTAAAGGCTCGGATTGAAGCTGCGGAGCAAGACCTTAGCTTCTTTTCCCTCAACTGGGATGCACTAAGGGAAACCGAATGGATTTCAGAAGAGGAGCTTGAAGAAGGAATCAATGATGCGCTAGACGATTTGATTGATGCCAAAAGCAAGCTGAAAGAAAAAGGTAGTCCCCCATAAGGGGCTACCATTTTCTCTTTAATTTATAAAAAATAATGCGTATGAATGCAAAGGAAGAACTTAAAAAGTGGAAAGATGATTTTGCAAAGGCTAAGACCGAACAAGCAAAATTGGAGCACAAGAAGCGTTTTAATGCGTATGTAAACTCTTTGTCACCTTCCGATAAAAAGGAGTTCTTGAATGAGTTTAAAAAAGGTGCAGAACAGGCTATAGATGAAGCAAAAAAACTGGCTAAAATTGCAAAAAGAAAAGAAAAACTAGATAAAGTTTTGGATTTTGCTTCAATGTCTTATATAGCAGAACATTATTTTGGTAAGTCTCGCCAATGGTTATATCAGCGGATAAACGGGAATCTGATAAATGGCAAGCCTGCTGATTTTACCCAAGAAGAACTTAAAACCTTATCATTTGCGTTATCTGAACTTGGGGATGTTATGAAGGATACTTCTTTGTGTATAATGAGATGATCGTGTACGAACTGGATTTCTCGGAGTCAACATTGTAACTCATTCCCGCCCCTCTTGCGAAGGGCGGTTTTTTGTTTCTAATATAACTGTTATTAGTGTTCTTCCTCTATCTGATAGCCAGCTAGAAGTTAGTGCTATTAGTGAGAGAAAAGCTGGTGCTGAAACTGTTAATAATCTAAATATTACTTAAAAGATTTATGTAATGCTCTTGATAAAACTGTTGTTTGATGTTGTTGTTGTATATTTGTACGTCGATATGTACGAAACACATAATTATATAGCAATAACACTTACTAGAAATATAGATTGTCTTACAATTAATTATTTCTATGAAAGGAGATAAACATGAAGCCATTATTGTACACGCAACACACACTGATGATAGAAAATCCTTCTAAATCACTTCTCATGCTTACGAATCAGCTAAGGGATAAGAAGATATCCCATTTAGAAAGAGAAGATTTTTTTATTTTCCCCAATAAATAAATTCTAAAACAATAATCCTAGTGAGAGATACCTTATATGTATTTAATAGGATTTGGCGACATGTATGAATGAACTATATGATAAATCTGAAATAAACTTGGAAGCTGCTATTAAGTTGCATGAGGCAGGAATGTATGATGCAGTTTGTCATCCTTCATATTACTCATGTTTGCAATTAATGAGCCATAAATTAATAAGAAAGGGAATGTCTCTATATGAACAAGGGGTAAAAGCTTCTGCTGATTATAATGGTCATTCCCACAAATGTTTAATATATGAAACATGTAAATTTCTGAGATTTGAAGGGAGTAGGGATAAACAAAATTACATCAATAGCGTTAAACAATTAAAGGAGAAAAGAGAAGATGCAGATTATCATGAAATAAGAATATCACCCGATCAAAGTGATAAATGCATTAAATTGGCTAAAGATATAAGACAAAAAATAAACTCAATATAATATGGATGAAAGAATAGACAGAATTAAGGCATTTCTAATTGAAATGAACTCTAAATTTAATAATTTAAAGTTTAGATGTGGACACGGTTCTTCAAACCATACATTTATTATTGAAGTAGCCCCCTTGTCAGAGTTTAACAATAACGAAGATTATGCGAGAGAAGAACTTTGTTTCGCTACACAATTTGATATTGATTATGCTGATTATGATATAATATTTGTATCTGAAGAAGATGTATGTAAAGCCCAAGATATATTATTTGAGATAGGGTATGATTCTCCTATAGAATATAAGAAAAATAACACTATCTTTGATTTTAATTTTGATTCTTGGCTTATAGAACAAAAGGAAGAAGAAATAAATTACGCATTAGCAGCATAAGTATGGAAGAGATAAATAAATCAGAATTTCGTTTTGACGGATATTTAATAAGAGAATCATCTATTAAAATAAATAAAGAGGTGAATGATGGTACCGAATTAGGTATATCAATTATTCCTAGAGGAGTGAAACATAAGGAAAAATTCATGTTAACTCTTGAAGTTTCTGTAAAAGATAAGGATGGAGATTTTTCTGTGGATTTAATAACAGAAGGTTTTTTTACTTTTAAAGAAAACTTGGATATAACGAAATTGGGTACATTTTTCACCATTAATGCCCCCGCATTAATATTCCCTTATATCAGGGCTTACATTTGCATGCTTACATCATTGTCTGGAGCAGGTAGTGTTGTCCTCCCAACCTTGAATCTAGTAGATGTTGGTAGAGAGCTGGCTGCTAAAATAATTGATAAAGATAAAGCGGACTAACCTCCGCTTTTCTTTTGCTATCCCTCCTTATATTTATTCATTCTAAATAGCTTGTAAAACTCCCAAAATATTTCTATATTTGTGCGGAAACTATGTCAAGTGGCATGGTACTTAATTCGCACGTTATATGGCTAATGAATTAAAAATTACTGATGTAGTAGATGAAAGCGTTTTCAATCAATTAGAGAACCTAAAAACAGAATTCAATGAAAACTATGCTGCCTATAAGAAATTCATAGGGCTATTAGCAAATGGGATGAAAATTAGTCCTAAAAATTATCAAGAACTTTCCGATAAATCCAATGCGTATAATAATGCGTTAAACAACCTGATTACTACCCAAAACAAGTTGGCGTCTATTCAGGAAAGACAGAATAAACTACTTGGAGACTATGGAAACAAGATAACAAAATTGCTGACGTTAAATACATTGCCTAAGCAATTTGATGATCTGACTAAAACCATAAATAAGCTTTCAGGTTCTCTTGATGCGCTTTCTTCTAAATTTCAAAGTACCTCCAGTGCACAAAATTCAGCCGCACAAGCTAATCAATCTTATGCGCAATCGGCAAATCAACTGAATCAGGCTATTTCAACTACAGAGGCAAAATACACAGAAATAGTTGATAACATATTAACCTATGATAGCCATGTAACTAAATTAACAGCAGATACGATTCAAAATAAAATTCGAATAAAAGAGCTTAACGATGAATTAAAGTCTTTGGATAAGGAATATAAGAATGGGACTATTGGAATTACTGAATATCTCAATAAATCAGCCCTGTTAAAGCAAAGACAAACAGAGTTATCGGAGCAAAACAAGCAATATTCCAATTTAATCCGGAATCATTCGGCGGTTATTATTTCAACTGCTAGCAGCTATAATGAAATGAATGCTGCGGTATTAGCTCTTGAAAAAAGGCTGAAAAATATGCCTAAAGATTCGTTTTTGGGAGTTGAAGGGCAAAAGACCTTACAGCAAATACAGACTTTAAAGAATGAGTTAAAGTCTATGGATGCTCAAATGGGTAACTACCAAAGAAATGTAGGTAATTATGCGTCTCATTGGAATGGATTAAATATGTCGGTTCAGCAAGTCGCACGTGAATTACCCTCTTTGGCTGTCGGGTGGAATACTTTCTTCCTTGCAATATCCAACAACTTGCCGATGCTTGCCGATGAACTGAAAAAAGCAAGAATAGAGTATCAGGCAATGCAGGAAGCCGGACAAAAAGGTATTCCTGTATGGAAGCAGCTTACAAAATCTATTCTTAGTTGGCAAACAGCGTTGGTAGTAGGTATTACTTTGCTTTCTGTATATGGAAAAGATATAATGGATTGGGTAGCAAGCCTATTTAAAGGAGAAAAAGCTGTATTGGAATTAGCGAGTGCGGAAAAAGATTTAGCCGATGCCCGAAAAAGAGGAATTTCTAATAGCGTAAAGGAGAGGGCGGAGCTGGATTTATTGTATAAAGCAACGCAAGATACTTCCCGTTCTATAGAGGAAAGAAATGAAGCTGTTGACGAATTACAGAAAAGATATCCGTCATATTTTAAAAATATGAGCGATGAGGAAATCTTGGCGGGTAAAGCTTCTGTTGCCTATGGAGAACTAAAGAAAGCAATTATCGCGTCTGCTATTGCTAGGGCTCAAGCGGACAAAATAGCAGAAAATTCAATGAAAATTGACGAAAAGAATAATGAAAGACTAGGATATTTGACAAAGCAGGTTCAGGAACAAGAAAAATTAAACAAACTTTATGATGAAATACGAAGTGTTCAAGGTGAAAATTTTGATTTTGCTATAACGACTAATTATAGAGGTGTACAAGATCAGATTAAGCTTGTGGAATCCTATGGGAAAAAAGCATCTGATACAGCTTTGGAAATTGATAGTTTAAGGAAATCAAATGAGAATTTGATGAATAAAATGGATGTTTCAGCTTACAAATCTACTCCGGGAAAAGAAGATAATGACGAAGAGAAGAATAAAAGAGAACAAGAAAAAACTGCCAAAGATTTAGCCAAATACCAAGATGATATCGCCAAACGTCTTTCCGATACCCGCATTTCCCTTATAGATGACGAATATGAAAAAGAAAGAGCAACGGCACAAAAGAAGTATGAGGAAAATATAGCTTTCATCAAAGGTAATTCAGAAGAAGAAAATAAATTAAGGGCTAATTATGAAGAAATACTTAAAAACGAATTGCTGGCTATTGACAAAAAATACTTGGAAAAAAAAGATGAAGAAGAAAGGAAGAAGATAGAGGCTTCTGTTAAGTATCAATTGGAAGAAAAGCAACAAGAATATGCAACATTAGCTATTGCATATTCTCAAAATATGCAAAAAGAGATTGATGATGAATTAGAACGATACAGACAGGGAGAAATTTCTAAAGAACAATACGAGAAAAACAAAGCTGAAATAACTCAAAAATACGCTCTTCAAGAAGCTCAAAGAGCGATTGATCTCCTCAAAGAACAAATCGAGATTTCTGGTCTGTCTGATGAGGAAAAGTTTAAAATAAAAGAGGCTCTAGCGAAAGCTGAAATAGATTTAGCTAATAAAGTGCGTGACGCTAAGAAGAAAGCCAGAGATGAAGAAACAGAAGATGAAAAGAAGTATTGGGCAGAGTTGGAAGCTTCATTGCAGCATTTGGAATATGTCAGCAATAATGCAGTAGATGGATTGGGCACATTATTTAGTGGGTTAATGAGCCTAATTACAAAAGTTGTCCGTGATGGTAAACTAGAAATTGAAGATTTATTAGCTAGTATCAGTGCAATATCAGAAGGGCTAACTTCTATTATGGTTGGAATGTACGACCAACAAATGGAGAAAATAGAAGAGCAACAGGAAAAGAACGAGGAAGCTGGAGAAGAAGAGATAGAACGCATTGAGGAGTTGGCGGAGTCCGGTGTTATCTCTACAGAGGAAGCAGAAGCTAGAAAAAGAGCTGCCGAGCAAGCAACAGCAGATAAAAATAAGGAATTGGAAAAGCAAAAAGCTGACTTGGAACAAAAGCAGGCCAAGTGGCAAAAGGCTAATTCTATTATTCAGACGACTATTGCTACCTCTCAGGCTATAATGAAGGCTTTGGCAGAGGCCGGACCTTTCGCCGGTCCTATTCTTGCGGCTGTAATCGGAGCTATGGGAGCCGCCCAAGTAGCTATAATTGCCTCGCAGCCGATACCTAAATACGCAAAGGGGACTGATAATCATCCCGGTGGATTGGCTATTGTTGGTGATGGAGGCAGGCAGGAGGTTATTGAAACTGATAATGGTGCGTATATTACTCCTTCTGTTCCCACTTTGGTAGATATCCCCAAAAGAGCGAAGGTTATCCCTAATTTGGTCGATTATCGCAAGATGTCTTTACATTCTGATGCTCTAATGCTTGATCGACAAATGAGAAACAATAATGGAGAACCGGTTATTGTCAATGTCAAGAATGATTATAAAAACCTTGAACGAAAAATGGATATGGCTAATCAAAGTATGGCAAACTTGAACAAGACATTGCGGAAAATGGCCCGAACTTCCGAATATCGTAATCTATCAGGTATTATTTGAATATAATTAATAAGCGTGTGAAGGAGTACGTAAAAACTATGTTATACACCGATCTTGATAAAATTTCCCTAGATACATTCATTGATGTATTTACAGGAGATAAGAGTAAGCTTATCATCGAAGGAGAACATTCTGAAAAAGAACTGTCCGAACAATCGGAGAAACTCATTACCGAATATGTAGAGATAATCGGAGGATCCTCTTTTCTGTCTGAAATGTCCCAAAGAAACAATTTAATCAACCTTCACATAAAAATTGAGTGTATGAAGGGAGTTGAAATTATGATTAAAAACAAGGATTGGGAGGATGCTGCACATATTCTTTCAGAGTTTGGATTTTCATATTTTCCCTCCGAACACGAAAAGATACGTAAGAAAGTATATTCTATCCTTTCTATGAGTAAATATATGCTTGAACGAATAAATGCTAAGGAAAAGCCTGAAAATAACTCAAAAATGGATAAAAACTACTTTGCAAGAGAAAGAGTGATGGTTATGTCTCATTTTGGAATGCAAATCCGGAAGAACGAGATTAGTGCAAAGGAATATGCTTTCATGGTAAAGCGTATGTGTGAAGATGTAAAGTCTATGAGCAAATCGATAAAACATAAATAACCTATGTATTTCAGATGCCAGATATTAATAAACGGAATATCTTATGAAGCGACCGATGATCTTAAGAATTGGGATGATTTCGAATTGGCTTATAAGAGAAGTAATTATGACGGGGTAATCCGGTCGTTTAGTACAAAATTCGAATTTGTCAATCGCTCCTACGAGCTTTTAAAGGAGGAGTTTGCAAAAAACTATCTTTCTTCTAAAGCCGGCATTGCTTTCTATAAAAGGAATAATAGCTGGAATTGGGATAAGATATTTCATTGCACATTGGATTTTGGAACTTATTCGGAAGACGGTATGGTTGTCTCTATCAATGCGGTTGACGATAATCTCGCTGCTATCATCAAGGCAAAAAGGAATATTCTGTATGAATATCCGGTAGCCGATCTTTATACCAGAAGTTTGAATTATGATGGCTTGAAGTTTCAATATGAGGCTAAATATGTATTAGGAGGAAGTACTTATGAATCGGACGGTGTTCAGTATGTTAATATAACAAAGGTTTTCGGTGGAACTTATGCATATACAATCCCTATATATAAATTGAGCAATAGCGAACTTCCTTCTTTGGATTCCCCTATAATTTTTAGCGACGCCCAATTTACCGAAAGTAGTTTGGAGGAAGGGGTACCTTTTGCCGAAGCTTTGGCGGATGTGCATATTGATTTTAATTTCACAACAGACTATTATGTACACATATATGAGGGAATAGTTAAGAATATCAAGCTCCGGATATTCAAGAAAGACTCTGGTGGGGCTATCGAAGACGTGTGGTCGCATTATAGTGACGGATTTTACAAATATATCAATGAAATTATACCAATTGATTTGATAAAAGGACAAAAGACCTATTTCATGATGGAGTTGACTTTCGGAGCTCCTATCTCAGAAGGTTCTTTTACCAAAAATGTAGTTGACGTAGTTTTCCCTAACTTTTCATTGGGAATAAGCTTTATGTCTAGAATTAACACTGTAAACATAGATGTAATCTCGCCTATTACAGTTCTTGGAAAATTGCTGGATAGCATGACCGATAGTACCGAAACGTATTCCGGACTTATTGATGATTATGATCCCCGTATGAGCATGGATAGGCTTTCTACTTCCTATATCATGGCGGCGGAAAGTGCCCGTGGCCTTCCGAATGCAAAACTATATACTTCTTATAAAAAATTCTGCGATTGGATGGAGGCTGAGTTTGGTTATGTACCTGTTATAAATGAAAATACTGTGACCTTCATGCATCGTGATAAACTGTTCACTTCAACGGTAGTTAAAGATTTAGGTACAGAAATAAACGATTATGAGTTCTCCGTGAATGACTCTTTAATATATTCTTCTGTAAAGGTTGGTTATGACAAAGAAGATTATGACAGTGTTAACGGCCGTGATGAGTTCCGGTTTACCAATGAATTTTCTACCGGGCTTAACTTGCGGGACAATACCTTGTCTCTGATAAGTCCGTATAGGGCAGATGCCTACGGAATAGAGTTTCTGGTTCAGAAAAGAGGCGAGGATACTACGGATAACGACAGTGATAATGATGTATTCTTTGTAAGTTGCGATCAAGACGGGGTGAATCTCAAATTGTATAGGGCATATACACCTTCTCAGCTTTCCGGGTTGCTAAGTCCTGAGACTATGTTTAATTTTCAATATTCGCCACGTTTTATGCTGGAGGCGAACAAAAAATATATAGGATCTTGTACTGGAATGCTTAAGTTTACATCTTCTGACGGAAATAGTGATGTTGCTATCAATGGTGTGAAAGAGACCGACGATTTCCCGACATCTGGACGTTTGTTTACAGTATCGGAGGTAGAGGTGAAAACTAGCGATATGTCTACTCCCAGCGATTTAACCGGTTTGGTGTCATTTAGCAATAAAGGTAAAATAATAACCGGGTATATAAAGCAGATGTCATTGAATGTCGCAAAGGAGAAGGCCGCTACATATACGCTGATCGTAAAAGAAGTGAAGAGTTAGAACAATAAGAGGATTGTTAAAGTGCCTTCTGTTGCTTATATGCAATAAAAAGGAAAATCTTTTGCTATTTTTGAGATTATTGGTATATTTGCAGTGAAGTGTCATGTGGCACTGTTACCCACTTAAGAACGAAAAGACCGTATGATTAAAATAGGAGACATCTGTCCATTGTTCTTTAATCCTATAAAGAATAAATTCCAACAGGACATAGACTATATTCAACGTTTTCATACTAATGATAACGTTCTGATTCAAATCTTTTCAAATGATTCTTCCCATACTGTAAGGGCATATCTTAGAAATTTGATAGTCGGGACTCAAAGTAGTATCAGCCTATTAGAATATGAAGTCAATGATAGTACTAAGATGTACTATTCTAATATAACCGGGTTATCGGATTCGGTTTACAAAATAGAAGTTGTGGATGCATCCGGAGATTTCTATGTCTTAAGCGAGCCTTTTGCCGTTTGCTCTGATAGCCTGATGCTTGAAGAAACATCTCTTATTTCTTACTCTCATAAGGATAATAATTCTCCGTTTGATAACATTTTCTGGATCGATGATGCACAACAGGTATTTAATTTCAGGCTGGAAGCCGGTTTTAAACCGGGAGGATTTTCGCCTAAGATAGAAAATGAGCAATTTAGAAACCAGAAGCAAGAGATAATAGAATTGTACTCTATTCCTTATGATGCCTTTTCCTTGACATGCGGAAATGCATCCGGTATCCCCTATTGGTTCGCGCAGTTTATCAATAAAATCTTATGTGTGTCTGACTTCAGAATTAACGGAAAAGGATATGTACGTTCAGGAAACTCTACTCCTGAGATGTCTCCAGTATCGGAAGACGGACAGATGTTTTCCGTGTCTATTATCTTGGAACCATTGGAAAATGAAATCTCTGGAGTTGGAGGAGTACCCGGAAAATCTTCCGCTATTAATCTTGTCGGATTTAATGTTGACAATCCTAGGAATGGTGAGATGCTTCAGTATGACGAAACGAAAGTTGCTTTTGTTAATACTAACAAAATAGAGGTATGATGAAAAAGAATATATCTAAAATATTATGGCATGGAAATGAGGTGGATGAGAAAGGGACACCTGTATATCCTCCTGCCGCACCTGTTGATCCGGCAGAAGATCGTTCTTTGGAAGGGTTAAATAGAGGTGAGATATATATACATGATGAAGATTCATCTCCGCGAATTGTAGTTCGAACAGATAAGGGAAACGTAAAGGAAATAGGAGGGGGGGCCTCGTTAAGTCAGGATATTAAGGTATCTTCTCCCCAGGTAGGGTATGTAAAGCCGGGAAAGATTCTTCAAAAGGGAATGTCTTACGAAGAAATATTTATTGCAATATTTAGTGGCGTCAATAGCGCTTCCTTGGTTTCCCGTCTCTCAACTCCTAACGACGTAGAGTATGGCACAAGCAAAGGGATGATAACTTATACCTCCAATAAAGGTAGTCAGGGAGCGATCGTAAAGGCGTATTATGACGGAGATGAAGAAAATGTTATGGAATTTTCTCCTGAATCCAATGGCATACAGACGGCAACCAGAATATTAGAAGGGCAATATGTAAAAAACGAAACATATACGGCTACGGTGGTATATTCTGCAAGTGAAGATGGGAAAACTCCGGAAGCAACCTTGACTGATAAGATCAGTGTAAATGTCCGCCGTAAATGGTTTGCCGGTATATGTTCTTCTGTTCCCACCACTTCTGCTGAAGTACGTGCATTAGGAACAAGTGGACTTTATAGCGGCCCAGGCACATATAAGTTCTCTGTAGATAAATGGAAAACGATTGCTGTGTGTATTCCAGCAGATGTGATCAAGGAATTGACATTGACAGCTTACCCGGGTAACTTCATAGAAGATACGGGTATTACTACCGGTCCGGTGGATATTTCCGTAGAAGGAGCCAATGGAAGTGCCGCTATTAGTTATAAGATGTGGGTTATTCAGACACCCGGATTGAATGACCCTGATACTTTCACTTTTAAAACTGCATAAGATTATGGTGAAGATAAACGGAAGTAGTTTTGCATTACAATATAAAAGAACAACGGGAAGACCTATTGATTCCACTGAAACCTTCAAGACATTGGAGGATGCGATATCGTATGCCCGTAATACGGACGCGGAAGAGTATTTCCCGTATGCCGGTCAGATTATTTCTGTCGAAATAGGCGAAGGCGTGTATAAACTGGTGAAGGATGATTCTATATCTGAAGAAGACGGTAGAAAGCATTATCGATTATCTCCAATTATTACGGAAGAAGAATCCGGGAACAAATATCTTAGCAAGATAGAGGATGATGAAGCTAGAGGGTTGATAACTTTCCTTGCCGGTATTAATGTTAAGATCAAGGCTGTTATTCAGAAATTGATAGCCGAAGACGCAACTTTCTCAAAGGAAATATCATCAAAATACTACGTGCAGAACCTCCTAGGCTGGCTGATTACTCCCGAAGGCCATATTGACGCAAAGTCTTTGCGGCTGCGTGATTTCTTGGAAGTACCGGAGTTGCGGTATAACCGTGTGTCTATTGTCTCCGGTGAAGAATGGAATGCTCCCGGCGGTGGTATCATTGAATCAGTAGATGTAGCGAACAAGACCGTTCATTTAAAGCTGGAACCCGGGGAGGTATCACAAGTAGAGATTGATGATATCTGTAAGGGAGTATTCAATAACGATACCGGTTTTCAGACTGCGTATTTTCGGATTACAGAAAAGATAGACAACGCTTCTTTTAAATACGTCCTCCGTAGTGGATATACTTTCAATCCTTGTAAGGCGATGCATTTTGTCGCATACGGTAATTTCACTAACGCTGAGCGCCAAAAGTCATGTTACTCTACACAGAATTACATCCGCTTCCTTAAGGGTGTTAATAACTGGGAAATAACGAAGGACATGATAGCCATGCAGTTAGGCGACTTATCTAACCTGAAGCTGTTTGGCATTGATATGTCCGGTCATAGCGCATATCTCAATAGAGTCTATATGACCGGAACTATCAGGCAGATATCCAGTGACGGTGTGACTGAGGCTCCCGTTCCGGTATTCAAGGGTGAATGGAAGTCTGGTACGTATTGGTACTACGATGAAGTGACTCATAACGGCAGTACATGGATTTGCATTGAGTCCACGACTACGCAGGAACCGTCAGATTCTTCTACGGACTGGTTGAAATCTATATCTAAAGGGGATACAGGCTCACAAGGAGCGCCCGGAAAGGACGGAATACCCGGGAAAGATGGTGCTGACGGAAAAACTTCATATTTTCATATCAAGTATTCTCCCGTCCAGAATCCTACGGCTTCTCAAATGACTGATACTCCCAATAAATATATTGGTACTTATGTTGACTTTGTTCAAGCAAGTAGCAGCGATCCTTCTAAGTATACATGGGCTAAATTTGAAGGAGGTGATGGCATACCTGGTACAAATGGAGAAAATGGGAAGACCAGCTACCTTCACATCAAATACTCTGATGACGGGAAAACCTTCACCGCTAATAATGGTGAGACTCCCGGTGTATACATGGGTGTATATGTAGATTTTGTACAGGCAGATAGCAATGTGTTTGCCGATTATACTTGGTCTAAAATCAAGGGCGAAGCAGGAAAAGACGGTAAAGGTGTACAGAGCGTTGATGTTCTTTATTATCTTTCCAGTTCTTCAACCTCCCTTTCCGGTGGTTCATGGTCTACGAACTCACCAACTTGGGTAGATGGGAAATACATTTGGAGTAAAACCAAAGTGGTCTATACAGACGGTTCGTCTATTGAAACCAATCCGGCTTGTATCACCGGAGGTAAAGGCAGTACTGGAGATAATGGTAGGGGAGTATCAAGCATTGTCGAAGAATATTATCTATCTACTTCTTCTAATTCCTTGGTTGGTGGCTCTTGGAGTACAACACCTCCGACATGGGAAAATGGGAAATATATTTGGACTAGGTCAGTAATAACATATACAGATAGCGCATCAACGACAACCGATCCGATATGTGTGACGGGTGGTAAGGGGGCTACGGGAATTGGCGTTAAGAGTGTTTCCGAGCAATACTACCTATCTACATCATATAGTACCACTACGGGTGGTTCATGGTCTACTACTGTTCCGGCATGGAAGGACGGTAAATATATCTGGACACGTTCCATTATAACTTATACAGACAATTCTTATACGGAAACTAACCCCGTATGTGTGACAGGCGGAAAGGGGCCTAGCGGGAACGATGGCGTAGGGATAAGTGCTGTTGATGTCTTATACTACCTTTCGACTTCTTCCAGTTCCTTAGTTGGTGGTTCTTGGTCTAGCACTTCTCCCACGTGGCAAAACGGCAAATACTTATGGTCTAAGACCAAGGTCACTTATACGGACAATTCTACATGGGAAAGCGATCCGGTTTGTATTACTGGAAGCCAAGGAAAGACTGGATTACCCGGTGCAATGCTCCGCCCGCGTGGAGTATGGGCAGCAAATACAGAGTATTATCATAATGATGCATTTATAGATACTGTAATCTATAACGGCCAGAACAAACTCTGTAAGATTACTCATACATCTACTTCTTCTTTCGATTCAACGAAGTGGGAAGAATTCAGTGAATTTGTGAACGTAGCTACCAACGTCCTTTTGGCGCAGAACGCAACTATTGATGTCCTCGGTACTTCGGGGATATTTGTGGGTAATCTGGAGAAGACAGAGGGTTGGTTAATGACTGAAGGCTCCATCAAGCATAATCAGACAGGTGTTGAGTTAACTGCTGACGGAAAAATATCTCTTCCTGAAAGTGGGGGAATGACCGTAGGCGGAAAGACTTTCATAGAAGCCGGGAAGATAAAGACGGAGTTTATTAACGTTGATACTCTTGAAGTGACAAAATTAAAAGGGGCAACGGGTACTTTCAAAGAATTACAAGCTATTGATAATGCAGGCAAGATACAAGGCAAGATTTCTTTTAATACAGAAGGCTCTGGAGATAATGTTTCCTCTTCGTTTAATATTGATTTTTCAAAAACTTGGATTTCTGGGGATTTATACCAACAAGGGTACAATTCTGAGGAAGGTCGCTCATGGAGATTTTACACATCTGACTTGTGGTGCAGAGGGGAGTTCGGGCATAGAGTAATGACTACAATTAAAGTTTTTGCCAATAATGATTGGAATTTTTATGTTCACATCTATGGTTATGGATCAGATAATAATGTAGATAGATATCCTCAATCGGGACAACCTATAGATTGCATTGTTATGGAAGGAAATGGAAATTATGTTTTGCGTATTTGCGATTCTGCAACATTCAAGAAAGTGACGGTTGTTAATAGCTCTGATTATCCTAAAAGAGTGGTATATAATCAGCCTAGTTCTCTAACTTATACTATTGAACCTTGGAAGTTCGTAACATTTGTGACAGCTGATATTGCTAAGACTTCCCCACCATATTACGTTAATAACCTGTTTATTAAATAATTGTAACAATGAAAATAGATTTTAGAAAAATTGAAGTAAAGGATATCGAGGGAAAGGAGAATTCACTTGATATTTCAAAAATGTTAGGTAATGCGATTTACCAAAAGACTTCTGATTTAGGAGAATTGGAGCTTGCGCAAAACATTTATAAGAACGGTGAAGTGGAATTGTCTCCTGAACAGGCAGAACAAATCAAAGGGTATGTGAAAACAAACTTTGTAGCATTTGTTCAGGTAGCTGTCAACGAAGCTCTTTCAGTATGCGAGTAAAAGGATCAATAATAAAGGTGATGCTCTCCATTGAGTTCCCTTCTGGGTTAACAATGGACGATGTAGACTTCTCTTGTAAGTTCTATGTATATTCAAACCGGTCCCAATTTATAGAGAAGAAGGACATGAAACGTGTTGATGAGAAGAATTACGAGGCTTATATTGATACCGGAATTATAGGGAGTGGAGATATAAATATTGAAACTACCGCATACATTCCTGATTCGGATTGTGAGGGGGGGATTCGTAAGGAAATAGACCGAATAAGTACAGGCATTAAAACGGTTTGACAATATGAGTTGCATACAAGTAAACATAATAGTTAACCCGAAGATTGAGGTCAAGGCAGGTGATACAGGAGGTATAAATGTCTCTGCTTGTTTTGCTCCTTCAATCCGAGTTACGGCAGGTGTTGTTTGCGATGTAGGAAAGGATGCTTATTTGAGTGTGTCTCCGGATTATATATGGTTAATGTCTTCGAATAATTTTGAGGATAACGTTGATGTGCTATCAAATGTGGTATGGACTACGTCAACAGAAGAATAAAAATATATTGTTTAATTATTTAATGAATTGAATTATGGCAAAACCTAGTTGGTTAAAACTAAATCCGTCTACCGGTTCGGGTAACGGAACAATTGCGAATAGCGCAGACGCTCATACTGGGCGTACAGCTCGCACGGGAACAGTAACAGTTACCGGTGTTGGTGTATCTACCCCTTCTACCTATAAGGTAACTCAATCTCCGAAGTCTGAGTTTGCTTCTTTTGACAATGGAGCTGAAATGTCTGCCCCTAAAACTGCGGGTACTGTTACTGTTGAAGGTAAAACAAACTCTTCGAAGCTAACATTTGCATGGGCTGGAAGTGTGGCTGATGTTACTTTACCTGCAAAGTATAGTGCAAATGGAACTCAGACCAACAATGCGGCTACTATTACTGGTGATCCAGGAGCTACTGCGGAATTTCCCTTTTCTATTGAATTGGAATTCCCTAAAAACGATACTATTGAAGAAGTCGTTAGAACCTTAAAGGTAACAGCTAATGGTGGACAAGCAGCTCAGATTGCTATCAAACAAGCTGCCGGTGATGCTACATTGTCTGTTTCTCCGACAGAAATTACTATTCCTCAGAATGGTTCTGCGGTATCCGTGAATGTTACGTCTAACACTTCTTGGACTGCTGCATAATGGATATACTTGTACCTTGGAAGAAAGGAGAAGGAAACATTGTCATTACGCCCGGCTCTAATGGGGCCGCAAGCGTAATGAGTGACATTGCCAATGAAGGATTGGACAGGCAACAAACTGTCGTGTTCTCAACTACTAAAGGTAATAATCTAGCTTCTGTTTCTACTACGGTGTTTCAAGAAGGTAAAAGACAGGCATTTGCTGTGACCGAGGGACGGTTTCTACTGTCTGACGGTAGTACGTTTAACGTTATAAAGAGTAAGTTTTATGAATGATTATAACAGTCAATATTCGGGAGCTAAGATTGAAGAGCTATTGGGACAAATTCCAAACTTGGCTAAAGCAGACCTTTCCAATGCCATGGCGGTAAGTCTCAATCAGAACGGCTATGCCAAGTTTAACAATGGACTGTTGATTCAATGGGGATATGCATCTGCTGTGAATGGTACACAGACCATATATTTAAATACCTCATTTTACGATACAAATTATACAGTAGTAACTAATACAATAACAGGTAATGCAAGCCTTCAAGTCGCTGTTGTAAAAACAATAAGAATAAAGAATAGATCTTCTCTGGTTATCCTTAGTGTACAGCAAGGTGGAGCAGCAGGAGAACCTTGGAATTGGCTGGCCATAGGTAGGTGGAAATAAGGAGGACGTTTTATGGGAAAAATATATTGGAAAAATGGTTTCTATGATAAGCCACAAGAAGGATCCGTAGAAATATCGGTGGAGTACTGGCAGGAATTACTTGACGGTCAATCTACCGGAAAAGAAATCAAGGAGAATGAGAGCGGATACCCGGTATTGGTTGAATATCAATTTTCTCTAGATGAATTGAAAGATATGAAGATAGCAGAGATCAAAACCTACGATCAGTCGGATGCTGTAAACTCCTTGACGCTGGACGGAAAACAAATATGGCTGGATAAAGACACCCGTGTAGGATTAGTCAACTCAATAAACATAGAAAAAGAAGCGGGCCGGGTATATACTACTTTGTGGTACAATGCGGAGAAGTATGTAATTCCCGTAAATGACGCTTTAAATATGCTTGACCAATTAGAATTGTATGCTCTTGACTGCTACAATACTACACAGGCTCATATTGCAACCGTAAAAAAATTGCTTAGCAAAGAAGAGGTTAATTCCTATAATTATAAAACCGGTTATCCGGAGAAACTCAATTTTGTATTATAAACTATAAACAGATAAACCTATGATTCTACTAGTATTAATGTCATTTATCCTCATCGCCGGGTATGTCTTTGCGATGATAAAGAAGGGTAGAGAAATCCCTTATTCAATCAGTGATACCTACTACGCCCTGACGCATAAGTTTTGGTTTACTCTTTGTATGGTCGGTTCCGGTGCATTGCTTCTTCCGGCTGCATTTGAAGCCAGTTCCGAGAACAGCCAGTTTCTTGTATTCCTTTCGGTTGTCGGAATGATTGTATTGGGTGTGTCTCCCAACTTTAAAGGAAGTCAGAAGGTATCACATTGTATCGGTGCTGCTATGTCTTTAATCTTCTCCCAAATATGGATAGGTTGTAATGCCTGGTATTGGCTCTTCTTATGGGTGGGACTTATTGCATATTTGGCTATTTCGATAAGTGAGAACTGGACGGGTAACTTCATTGTGACTCTTGTCAAAAGGAAGCCTATGTTCTGGATTGAGATAATTTCGTTGTTAACTGTTTATCTGACTTGTCTAATATGAAAGAAGCTATAATCCATACCACTACTGGTAGTTTCGCCGCAATAGCCGGAGCGTTTGTTGCCGAATCATTGCAAAATATGATTCCATGGCTGATTGTTACGTGTGCGGTAATTCTCTGTGATCTCCTGTTCGGAGTAAGGAAAAGCATGCTAATGGGCGATAAAGTAAGATTCTCTCGCGCAATTCGTGCGACCATGGGAAAAATGGTCACTTACTTTGCTTTCGTATGCATGGTCTGTATGATTAGCGTAGCGAGTCATAATGAATATCCTATTGATGTGTACTCCTGCTTATTAGTATGCTTTATAGAGGGATGCTCAATCGTTGGGAATATACTGAAGCCAAAGGGGATTAACATCAATATTATCGGGGCTTTGGGTGTGTTTGGCAAAAAGGTGTTTAAGGTTGATAAGGAGGATGTGAAGGAAATTATAGAAAAGGAGGAAGTAGATGAATTGGGTAAATAGAATCGAGACATTAATCAGTAAACCTCTATCCAAGATCGGATTAGACGGCATGGCTCACATTATAGTGTGCCAGAACTTGGTAATGTGGCTATCAAAGTTTACGCCTTTATGGTTGGCAATCATTATAACCATAGCAATCTTCATACTGAAAGAGATATACGATAAGTATTGCAAGAAAACAGAGTTCTCAATTAAAGACATCATCTGTGATTGCGTGGGTTTGGCGTTGGGAGTATTAACATTAATTTTATAGGAGGAAACACATATGGCAGATGTGAAGAAATTGGCACCGTTTATTCTAAAGTGGGAAGGCGGTTTTGTTAATGATCCGGATGACTTAGGAGGAGCAACAAATATGGGAGTAACAATCGCTACCTATGAGGCGTATTGTAAAAAGAAAGGCTATCCTAAACCGACTATAGAGAGACTAAAGAATCTTTCCAAGGAGGAATGGACAGAGATATTGAAAACTATGTACTGGGATAGATGGAAGGCAGACGAGATCAAGTCTCAGTCGGTCGCTGATATTTTAGTTGATTGGATATGGGCCTCCGGTATTCATGGTATCAAGATTCCGCAGGAATTGGTTGGTGTAATGCCGGACGGAATTGTCGGACCAAAAACTATAGCGGCAGTTAATTCTAAAAATCCACGCGAGTTATTTGATCGTATCAAGATTGCCCGCTTCGATTTTATAGAAGATATCTGCCGGAAGCGTCCCGCAAACAACAAGTTCAAACGCGGATGGCTGAACAGAATTAACGATATCAAATTTGAATCATAATAATAGGAGGAACAATCATGGCATTAACAGATATAACCTTTGCTAAAGGCGAACGTAATTATATAAGTGATACTGTACAAGTAAATTCGGCAGAAATAGGATTGCAGATCACATTTGAAAAAGGAGGTAAGCTTTGGGTGTATATAAGCTATGACGGAGAAAATTTCTCTGTTGTAGAGAGCAGAAATTACGATAAGAAGTTCGCCCGTCCGATTGTCGGAATAATCCCCGGACAATACATCAAGATTGAATGTGAAACGCAGCCGGTCAAGGCTCAATATTTTGAATCAGAAGAGTAATGGGAGCGGTAGGATTAAATCCGATTAGGCTTGATGCGATAGGGCTTGATCCTATCCGCTTCAATGCGATTAGGTTGGGAGTTCCGGGAGCTTCTTCCGCTACCGACCGTCCCTACATCTCTCCCGATGTATTGTCTGCCTTGGCAGGTGTATGGATATCTGACGGCAAGAGCAACACTGATCCCGACCGCAATATCATCAAGAACAAGCTTCCTGGCAGGGGAGGGGATTTTGAGATATTTAATGCTGCGTATAAGTTAAATAGTGGCTTCGGTAAGTATGCTGAAGATTTTAGTACCATGAAAGATTATGGTACTAAGGGCATTGTTCGTACCTCTAGTAAGATATATCTTGATGAATCTTTTGATTATGATAAAGGATTTTGGTTAGGCTATACTAATTCTCCTTCCCCTACGTATAAAGTTAGAGTTTCTGGAATACCTAAGGACGGGGTTCTTAATTATACTGGCGGAAGTTGGATAAATCTTATAAATGGAATAAATGAGTTACCTGCAAGAACTAATACAGAAGAAATTCACGGATTTGTTGCTCAAACTCCCAATGTTGACTGGTCTAAATTAGTTATTGAGCAAATTCCTGAATACGAAGGTTCTTTCGTCACCGACGGAGTCAACGACATGATTGTCAGTCAGAATCCTGTATCCGAGATGCTGGGCGGAAGCAAGGAGTTAACGGTTGTGTCCATGATTCACCAGATATCACCAGTCCCTGATAGCTATGGATTTACTAATTATATAAGAGAAGGTTCTATATGGAGTAGAATCAATGTTAAGACTTCCGGTAAAACAGGTATCTATGGATATAAGATATCTAAAGGTAATACAGAGGTGGGAGCAAGTAATCTAATCAACAATATACTTGGTGATAAGGCTGATTACGAAGCAATGGGTTATAATATAACTAATTATAGTGATATTAATTATAGTGTCGCTGGTTATATTAAGGACGGTAGCCCTACGGAAGTTTCCTCTATTGCCTGGTACTGGACTTTCATTGCCAAACGAGTATTGACCACTGACGAGATTAATCAAGTAATAGCCTACTACAACTTGGACAAGTATGTTAAACCTGATATACTGTGTGATGTCAAAAGACAGGGAATCACCAACGAGAATCATGCAGAGTTTGGCGACAAGCTGATTGACTATTCCGGCAACGGTAGGGATATTCAGTTGAATAATATTTCTTGGAATAAAGAAAGCGGTATCAACGATGATGGTGCTCTCCGCCTTGACGGAGTAACTGACTACGGTAAAGCCGTAGGATTACCTATATATAAAGATTATACTTTCATTATAGATAGAGAGATAATCTCTATTGGTGATGTATTAGGAGTAGTTGCTTCTAAATCTGAAAATTCAACTAGATATGGAGCTTTTATATTTGAATGTTTAACTGCTCCTAATAAGATAAGTACTTGGAGCTTCTATAAAGAAAATAGACTAGTTGCTAATACTGATTTTACTAGAGGTATAAGTTATCAATCAACATATAGTTATAATGGAAAAAAGGATTTAACTATTGGAACATCTGAAGATAGTGATAAATTATGGATAGGAACAATTAGAACTAACGATTTTCGTTTCTTCAACGGAGCTATCTACTCTTTGATGTCTTTCCCTTACTCCATGTCCGGGTTCTTGATAGAGCGCCAGCTAAAGAAGCACAAACTAGGCACTTTATATCCGGGTATGGTGGAGTTCAGACCGATAGTGAAGAGTAACATCCCTTATTCGTCGATATCCTACTCGGTTAATCCGGGGGAATACGTTATTGAGGGTAGTACGGTCACTATCACCATAACATTGTCAAATCCCTCTGATAAGCTGGTCGATATATCATCTAACGCCATTAGCGACATATCCATATCTGGAGACAACGGTGTTTATGAAGTAACCGGAAAGGTCGCCAAGTCTCCTCAGAAGATCAGCATAGTTATCTCCAGCTACTTGACAATGTTAGGTAACGAGACTTTAATTTTAAATGAAACATTAATTAAAAACGAATAATATGGAAAAGATATTTGACATAGCAAAAGACTCTGAACAAAAGTGGGGAGTCATTGCGCAAGGGATAGATGGGAATTTTGAGGAAGTGTCATCGAAAATATTTGATAAAAAAGAGGAGATAACTATATATGCAGATATTGATGGTTATATAGCACGATCAACAGGCCTTATTGCCGGTAGTTCTCCTTGGATGCATACGCCTTTGATACCTGTAGGGAATTTTGTGTCAGCAGGTGTTTTTACAGAACACTCTGTTGTAGCAAATATAGCATATTATAATAATTCCGTTATTTCTGCTTCATCATTCGTAGGTTATGACTCAAGTCATAATGGGAGATATACATCTGCTAACGTAAGCGCTTATGTAGCAGAACATCCGTCTGCGAAATATATGGTGCTAAGCACAAACACTACAAAAGATTTCTCCGCCAATATATATCAAGTAACCGAGGTTGGACTGATAAGTAGAGTTGAGACAATTAACAATAGCGTATCAACTATAAATGGTAAAATAGATGATATCAACGATAAGATAAATAACATCAAAAAAACGCAGCGGTTTGTTAGTCCCAAAATGATGCATTTCAGTTTTGATGATGTTATTGCAGCATTATATGACCTAACATATAGAAACAAAGTAAGTATCTTTGATAATGCTTTCTTCGATATGTTAAAGAATATGCATGACACATATGGATGTGTGTTTAGTTGCTATTGTTTCTTACATATTCTTGAGACTGATGAGTCTACGGTTTTATACTCATTAAGTGATGTGAAGGATACATGGGTATCTGAATTTGCCGAAAACTCATCGTGGTTGAAGTTTGGCTTTCATTCAAGAAATAATTATTTTAACTATGGATCTGCCACGGCAGAAGATGCAAAAGAAGACTATGCTGAATTCTGCTCGCAGATATATAGGATAACGGGAACGTATGATTGTCTCGATCTGTGTCCAAGGTTGCAAAATTTTGCCGGGAATCTTGTTTCTTGCCAAGCACTAAGAGACTCTAATTGTGGATGTGTGGGGTTTCTTGCTAGTGACTATTCTGAAACTATTAATACAGAAGGTAGGCACAGTGGCTATTATCTTTCTTTAGACAATTCCAAAATTATTTGGAGGAAGGGGCAGTTTTATGATTATGAAAACAATCTACATTTTTTTGGTTCGTCTTTGCGTCTTGATAATATAACCGGAGTAAACGTCCCTGCCTATATGGATAAGTTTGAGACACCAGAAAAATATGGACAGTCCCATATGGTTGTTATGTATGCGCATGAAAATCAATTATATTCCCTTGATGGAGATAAGCTAAAAAATACTGACTATAAACTCAGGTTTGAGAATGCTTGTATATGGGCTATCAATCACGGATATACATTTGGGTATCCGATGAATAGAATTATGATGTCAGTATAGAGGCTTAATAATGGATATAGTTAGGATAACGTTGTTTTTATAAAGATTAAATAGATAATTAAACAGTAAATAAACAGTAAAGCGATGAAATACATTGTATTCCCCTCAGAGAATCTAAATGCGATACCGCAAGAGGTACTCGACGAACTGCACCTGACCCCACGAAAGAGCGTTGACGGTACTCAGGTAATCATGAAAATAGTTCATTACGAAGCTCTTTTCCCGTCTATTATGACCTTGCCATTACTGGACGAAGAAGAAAAAACGGAAAATCCGATTTATCCTTACCCGGTTTACGAAGGCGAAGAATTGAATACTTTGTTGTCCGGTCCGGAGTGGTCATCAAGTGAAAGTATCCTATGAAATCTCTCCCTTGGATATTAGTCTGCCTGCTTATATGTGTTCTCGTGTGGATGCGTTGTAATCCGCACGAGCCGTCATCGGTTTATATTAAGGGAGATACCGTACATATCCGGGACACAGTAAGAGACACAATCCCTAATATGGTAAAAGAAACTCTGAAACGTACCGATACGGTATATCTACCTATTCTGATAGATACAACGTCCGACAGAACCGTAGAAGGAGATTCTATTCCGGTACTTGTACCGATAACAAGCAAGGAGTATAAGACCGATGATTACCGGGCGGTAGTCAGTGGATATAATCCCAGCCTTGATTTTATGGAGGTGTACAGAGACAATAAGATTGTTACTCTTACTCCTGTACAGAAAAGAAAACGCTGGGGATTGGGCTTGCAGGCAGGATATAGTTATCCGGGAGGTTGGTACTTCGGTGCCGGAGTGAGTTATAACTTGTTTATGTGGTAAATTACCGGAACTACTATCTTCACAGACCGTTTCCGGTATGAAAAGTTTAAGTTTTACTTACATAACAATTTCCAATGGAAAAATGTTTTAAAAGAAAGGAGGCTAAAATGATACATTAATTAATACTAAGCACTAAGTTTATCCGGTAAGTAGAAGGCCGGTTATCATAACAAATGTAGCTCTTTGGGGGGCAGAGTAAAAAGAACCCCCGACACATTAAAGTTGACGCCAATCAATACTTTAATACACCAAAGCATACATCGGTTGTGTCAGGGGGTATAATATCCTTAACATTCCGAAGTATGCTTTGGTTCTTTTGGTGTATGTACTGATTGGCAAAGGCAAAAGTACAACAAAAAAATTAATTACCATGTGTAAGTCAGAGATTTTTGCCGAAATATTGAACCTTGTAGGAAAAGAAACTGAAGTTTCCACAGAATTAATCCTTTCATCAAGTAAAGTGACTGAGGTTGTCGATGCCCGCTCCATTGTAGTGTTCTTCCTTACTGAATTCGGTCTGTACCCTGAACAGATCGCCACTTTGCTTCGCAAAACATCAGCCAGTGTACGTTACCTGATATCTACTTTTGAGAGTCGAAAAACAACAAACAAAATGATTGCAATATATCTGCAAAATATTCGCAAATCGCTTGAAAATGAGCTCTAATTTACGCAGTTTCTATTATATACTTTTGTGATGCGGTTGATATTGACCGTAATAAAAAAGTATAAATCTCTATGGAAAGAACGTATGTTTTTAACCAAGACGGTGGAGCGGCTTCAGGCAACGGTCTGCTTGCTTCTATTCTTCCGTCTTTGCAAAACAGAGGAATTGATACCGGATACTTGATGGGGCTGCTTGGAGGCGGCAATGGTAACGGTGGTTTCTTTGGTAACAATGGTGGTTTTCAAGACATCATTGCGCTTATTGTGATTGCGGCTATTTTTGGAAATGGCAATTTCGGCTTTGGCGGAAATAACAATCAAGGAGCGAACGAAGGAAGAGAGATGATCATGCAGACACTTAACCGAAACGGTGTCGATATTGCATCACTGGCACAAGCCGTGAACACTTCTTCCGATCAAATCCTTGCCGGTATTAACTCTGTATCCCAGGCAATCTGTGGTCTTGGCAACCAAATGGGACAGAATACCAACAGTATCCTTACCGCAATTATGCAGGGTAACAACGCTCTGACATCTCAAATCTGTAGCTGTTGCTGCGATATGAAACAGCTTGTAACCACACAAGGATATGAGAGTCAGCTTGCAATGTGCAACCAGACCAATACATTGGTTAATACTGCAAACCAAAACGCATTGTCATTACGTGACGGTGCTACTGCCAACACGAATGCTATCCTTGCCAAACTTGATGCAATTCAGAATCAGGCATTACAGGATAAGATTGCATCTCTTACTGCGGAAAAGGCAACTCTTACGGCTGAAATCTCCCAACGTAATCAGAATGCTACAATCCTGAATGCGGTAGGTCAACAGATTGCTCCCCTTGCAGCAGGATTACAAGCATTGCAAAGCGATGTTGATGGAATCAAATGCAAGTTACCTAACACAGTTCCAGTTCAATACCCTAACATTGTTGGTGTAAACATGGATACTTACCGTGCGGCTGCTTTCGGTGCTTATGTTGGTGACTCAGCATACGGACGTAGCGGATGCGGTTGTAATAACTACTGGGGTTGATTCTGGTAAGAAAGGAGGTAATTATGTGGCCTAACTTTTTTACAGGATTTCCGTTCTCGTTTCCGTCAATAGGAAGAGCGAATTTCAATACTCTTCCTACGGTGGCTGTAACTGTCGGTACTGAAAATGTGACTTTGGAGCTTCCTAACCATGCGTTCCGCAACAGGGACTATGTCGGAGGGTTCTATGTCAATCTTCGTCAGGCGATCCCTGCCGGTACGACTGCAACACTCCCGATACTGATAGGGACTAACGGGGACACAAGACCGTTGATGGCTTATAACAATGAGCCTGTAACTGTTGCAAACTTGGCTGGAACCGGCATCTATGAGATTCATTACAACAAGTACACCAACGAATTGTATCTTGTTAATGGCGGATACAGACCGACAACGGTTCCGGCTCCTACAGTAGAAACCGCTTCTTTACGGAGCAAGTAATAATTAACATGGAGTTTTGTGGTATTTTCCAAAATGGAAATAGCCACACTCCTTTAAAATTAAACAATCATGTTTCAGAACTTACGAGTAAACAGTACGTTATATCTTCTTCACAGAGGTGCAAATCCAAGTTTGGAATGTGGGCAGGTCGTTAATGTAAGCCCTATAAAAACTATATATAAGACTGTTCCCAACATGCCTTATCCACAGCCTGTCCAGGTTATTGATTTTGTCGTGAATATAAACGGACAGAATGTCAATTTGCAAGAGATACCGGCTAATGCCAATATTGCTGATGATGTTAAAACAGGAATGCTGATTACAGGGTCAAGAGACGAGATGAATACCGAGGTCCTTACTATGAAACAGAAGAGTGAGGATGTTCTAAAAAGCGTGGAATATCATCAGAACTTTCTTGGGGTATGTGACCAGATGCTTGCCATGCTTAACCCTGAATTTGCAGCCAAGCAACAGCAGGAGCAGGAAATATCCGCATTGAAAGGGCAAATGTCCAATATGGATAAGAACATGCAGGAGATGAGCAGAAATATGGCTGACCTCATTGTACAGAATCAGAAGTTAATGGAACAGCTCGGAGTAATTGAAACATCCAAAACAAAGAAATAATTATGGGAATGTGGACGATAAGAGAAGAACACGATGGATATGATCGTGATTTCGGAATGAGAGGAAGAAACGAGGTTGAAGAAGCCTATCGTGAAGGTTGCCGTCATGGTTATGAAAAGGCCATGAGTGAAATGCGTGGCGGTGGAATGGGATTCCGTGAGAATGGACGCTACGACAGCGATGGCATGAACGAGCGTCGTATGCCGGGTTATTTCCCGGAATCCCCTATATACGGAGATATGGGAGAGCGTAGACGTAGGCGTTCAAACGGTGAGTTCTATTAATCGTATGAGGGGAGAAATCCCCTCTTATCCTAAAAAGCAATTAATTATGGGACAAAGACTAGATACGTATGACAAGATGCCTCCGGCAATGAAAAATTATCTGTCGTTATACGGTTGGCACTTCTCTAAGAAGATGTGTGAATGGGCTGTTTCTAAAATGGAAGTTGAGAACAAGGCTACCAAGCAGAAGGAAAAACTCGTTCCGATCAAAAAGGAGGAAGTAGAAGAGCTTCTGAAAAAGTACGGAATTAAACTGGAGAAAGATTCCGGGTATGATTGCGTATATGTAGCTAATATGGCGAAAGCTGATTATTATAAGAGTTCCATTATAGATGAATCCCATTTGGCATTATTCTTGAAGGATTACATAGATGATCCTGACGGGTATGACGGTCTTCCTTTTACCCGTTTCTATGCGGATTGTATCGGAAGTGGCACACCTATAATGTGGGATGATATGCTCTGATTATGATAGTTCAAGATTTCTACATACCGAAATATGATTGGATAGTTAAGGTGTACTATGCCGTAACGACTTACTGGACCAGTGATATTCTATGCGCACTTCACCGTATCGGTTGTAGAGGAGAGGATTTCAAACAGGCATACAGAAACCTCTCTTCCGGGGTTCTCAATACCGGTCTTACTTATTCGAACTTTGAGGACCGTGAGACTGTGATGGTAATTGCTCTCACTTCTTCCCCGGGAGAGTTTCAAAACTCATGGGACCACGAAAAAGGGCACTTGTGCCGGCATATCTCACAGGTATTCAATATTGATCCTTACGGGGAGGAAGCCCAATATCTTTCCGGTGAGGTAGGTCAGAAGATGTTTCCAATAGCGAAGAACTTCTTGTGTGAACATTGCAGGAAGAACTTATGCCGAAGATATTAAGGGGCATTTTGTCAGAAATACAGGCGAAAATGAGAGAAAAAGACTACATAGATGATTTGATTTCACAAGCAGACGACCGATACCACTCGGATTTCTGCCGGCTTCTGCTAGTAATGCTATGGAACGCCTAGAAAAGTGGCTATACTGGCTGATTCCTCTTGCGATTATTGCAAGAGTTGTATCTTTGTGCTTGTCCCTGGCTATGTAGTCGGGGATTTTTTATACCTTTGCCGAAAACAAAGTTATTATGGCGGAGGAAAATAAATACAACCACGACTCGGTGAATGAGTTACTGACATGGGCTAAGGATGTTCTTGACAGCAAGAAATATCCTTCCGGAGAGTTCCAATTGGATAAATGTGCGAAGATTCTCGACTGCGGGAAGTTTCTGGATTCAATGATTTCGGTTATCTCTAGGAACTGGGAGAATCCTACTTTTCATCCTAGTATAGATCAGTTGAGATTGTTTAAGGAGAAGATAGGAAAAGCAGCCGAATGAGCTGCCTTTTTTGATTATATCCGACTTTGTTTCTATTCTATAAAATATTTCTTATATTTACCTGAATAAAAAGAGGAAAGTTTCTAATTTGGATAAAGTTGCTCTATTGTTGCTCTTTTTGTTGTAATGTGTTGTTGTAAGTATTTGTTGTACATATTATTATATTGTTTTATTGGTTAGCTTCCCAAGCTAAGGGTCACGAGTTCGAGTCTCGCTTACCGCTC